AATTGGAATTGCCATGATCAATAATAATATCGCCTTCACTACAAAATTGTAGTAACTCATTTAAGGTATCCTCTACAGTTTCTGCGGGTACAACCATCATAAAGATGCCTGGCCCTCTTTCTTTTACGGTAGAACAAAGAGTGGCGATGTCAATGGTTACGCCATCAACACCACCATTCTCATAAAGTTCTTGAGCCTTCTCGTAATTTCTACGATAACCCCAGACTTCAATCTCCTCTTTCATCATGCGGCGAGACATCCCCTCACCCATTCTACCTAATCCGATGATTCCTACTCTCATCCCTTTACCTCTTTTTGAAAATACTCTGGGAGTGGACACCCTTTGAATTCGTTAATTTCGTTCACTGATAATACAAACATGGTGACAAATCCAAGACAGAAAGCAAAAAGCATCTGAGGAAAGTTATAGTTCCCCATATAAGCGGTAGGATCAGGTTCATCATCATGTGGATGAAGATGCCTTGCTACCTCTTTTATTCTTTTTTGTTTCTCCTTTTCTTTGTCATCCATGTTAACCTCGGTATCTACCTGGCCATGTTAATTGCATTACTAAAGTTAGCAATGTTATAAAAGCAAATGCAAACATTGTACTCATTTAATTATCTCTATAGCTTTTTTCAATTCTTGACTATGCTCTAATTCATCATTCAAGATCTCAAGAATCTTTTCATCAGGGCCATTAAGAGCAAGATACTTGGCATACGTATCTGCTGCATGGATCTCTACTTCGTAGGAGAGATGGTAAGCAGACCTAGGAGCCAACCAGTAATAAACCACATTGATCCAATAGTAGATAAGTACAAGGTGTCTGGCGAAAGCACGATCCACCCAATAAGCAGAACCGCCCCTAGATTCCATATACTCCAGATGTTCTGTTTCGTTAAGAGTTTGAGCAAAATGTTCCTCCATCAGATAAATGTGTTCTGGGCCTCGTAAACCCATAGACTCCCTTAAATGCAATACACTTAAGAATGCAAAATAAGGTGCTCTAGCGATTTCTTCAAGCACCCAGAAACGTTGATAATCCCTCCCTTGATATAAAAAATCAATAATTGCAACTGTTATGTCCAGAAAAAATTTGTTAAAAGTGTTCATCATCTTCATCTGTATCCTCATATAAAGGACAAGGTTCTTCAAATAAGTGTTGCATTCTTAATTGCTTGATTCTTTCTCTGAGTCCTTTATAGAACTCTCTTTTTTCATCCTTGTTCATTCAACATGTACAGTGCCGATCATACCTGCACCTTTGTGAGGAGCACACCAATAAGTATAGTCACCTGGATCGTTAAAGACAACATCAAACTCTTCACCTGGTAACATTGCTAGAGATTCGTGTCCTAAGTCAGGACGATTCTCTACAATGACATTGTGAGGAGGAAGCATGTTGTTTACAAAATGAACTGATTCGCCTGCAGATATTGTAACTTCCGCTGGATCAAACACAAGATTACCGTTTGATCCCATTTGAACATCCACTGCCCATGCTGGTGCAGCGAGAAATAATGTAGCGATGAATGCGAAAATAAACTTCATAAAGTTTACGCAACTACACTATCTATGTCTTCCTAATTGAGGTATATCGTGGGTTTGTCTTGACTTCCTGACTTACCATTTTACCAAATTCCGTGACACATTTGCCCCATTTTTCTCTAGCATCTGGGGCTCCTAATGCTTTTTTCGCCACAAAGTGTGCCACTCCCTCCACAAAGCAGCACACTCATCCGACTTTTTTTGTAGGTGCGGTTCCCGATACATGGGAAACCTATTCCTAGAACTTAAGTATTTATCAACAGTCGCTAATCATAGAGTTGACTTGAGAACCTGCTGCTTCGCCTGCCCGCTGTCCGATAAGGTTTGCCCATCCTGCTGCCAACCATCCAATATAGGGAATGTTCATGACTGCAGGTGCCAAGAGTCCTGTGCTAATCGCTGTTCCTGCCATAGCACCTTGACTCCGTGCTCCAGCGTCCGCCACGATGCACTCGATGTCGTCTGCAGACTTTCCCCCAGGCAAAGAAGCACCTCCCATATTCCTTACACCTTCCATGGTGTACTGATCATAGCGAGTCTCTTTTCTATCCTCATACTTCTTACCACCAAAGAAACCACTTTGACTTTTATTCAAGTCAAGGGATTTACTGGATTCAAGAACTTTAGGATCGTTTGCTCTATATTCAATTGTATATCCATCCTTACCTGCTTCAATTTTATATGAAGAATAAGGAGTGCCTGCAGGAATATTGATTTGTGGTACTTGAACCTGTTGGGGTTTTCTAACCAGGTGTCCTAAGATACCAATATGGGCAATTGCCACGACTCCACCAACGGAGATCGCGGCCCATTTAATAGGAGAGTTCATATCACATTTTATATGGAGGTTGATCTGAATCTGTTACGATTTTAATAGGGCCTTGCTCAACTCTAATTGTTTGAGCGGGTGCAGTTTGAGAGGCAGCAGCAATAAGTTTCTCAAGATCTGCTTTGGTGATTGCACCAGCACCAGCAGCGGCGGCACCATTAGCACCGTTCATCTTCATAGTGCCATCACCAGACTTCTTCGCCGTCTGAACCCCGAAGGTGGCTAAAACCCCAGTGAACACGGAGGCTATGAAGGTTGGATCGATTTTCTGCTGTGGCAATCCAGGAATTGTCACATAATTGAGAGTGAGAATACCACCACTCCAAACAAGAATACCAAGTCTTACTAGTGTACTGAGGACTGCTAATTGCTCATCAGCGTCCTCAATTTTATCTTTTAACTTGCCGATTGGGCCTTTCTTCTTCTCTTCAGTCTTCGCTTCTTCAGGCATGAGTCACAAGCATGGCGACTTTATTTAGCAATATAACCTTGCTCAAGCAACCATTTCTTGGTAAGGGGTGTAGGTTTATAAACTTCCCACATCTTTTTAGGCCCTGCACATACTTCAAGAGCATCTCTAGTCAGAGTATCAGAGAACGCTGCATACATCGCTTCTGCTTCATATGGAACTACCTCTTTTCGATAAGTTCTTTCTGCACCGTTCGTAATCCAATCAGGCACTACACCATCTTGATGAATAACTGCAGTGAAAGTATTATCAATCGTCCCTGCCATACAGTCTTGAGCAATATGCCATCCTTCGTGGCGAAGAACTTTCAGCATCATCGTGGTGTTATCAAGATAACGAGCATTCAAGAACATATCATTTCCTTTTACAGAATAAAGTCCTCGTGTATTAAATGCAAAATACTTGTCATCACCAATATAAACATTGACACCAATACGACTCAAACTTGTAAGAATATCAGTGATCTCTTTTTGATAGGGTTCATAACTATCACCAAAACTTCTCCAAGTTTTTACTTGACGAACATCTTTGGTGCATTCACGGAGCATCATACAACCCATAGAGTCGAATGAATGCCAACTTTTTACTTTGGATTCATCAGCAATAGCAGGAGCAGCAAGTGTTGCTGCCATGAGCATCATAAGAATTTTTTTCATGAATAATATTAGAAAGGAGGAACAACACCACCAGTTGTTTGAGGAAGTGCTTCAGGGAGTTCAGCATCAAGTGCTGTGGGAAGTACGTCTACGATTGCTTCACCAATAACCTCAGTAAGTCTTGATTTAGCATTCTCAATATAAGTGTCCTTATTGAGAAAAAGATAAGTTCCACCAACGTAAACGCCTGCTACACCAACAAATGATATAATTGATAGTATGTTAATTACTTTTTGCATAATATGCCTTATAATATTGAACTATGCCAGCACAATGCATGTTGCCTTGAGATACCCAATCGTTGGCACATTCATAGATGGACTGACTCGAATATTTAGGAACCACTCCATCCATTTGCCCGCCAAATTTTGATAGAAGAATTTTAAGTGCTTGCTCTCGCACAATCATTTTTTGTTCGCTGTATCGCCAATCATCGATGGACATTTTCGGAACCGCCTTGAAAGTTTTCTGAACCACCAATAGGATTTAGTTGCAAAGTGGTTTTGCCATTTTGCGTAGCGATATCATACATCTTCTGATGCATACCGTCATCACCGTTGGACTGTTTCTTAAACTCATCTACAGCGGTATATGGTGCGTAGAGAGGGCCTTGATAGTTACCAGCAAACTCTTTTTTGGGCGGAAGAGGTTGTCCATAAGGACTCATGAACCAATCATCAAGGACATGTTGATTTGGTGCAGGAATTCCTGTGTATGCTTTTTCTTGATCATCATCAAATGTTTTACAATCAACAGTATTTTCGTCAATGGCACATTCAATTTTTTCCTCTGTAATTTTTTCAGAGAAAAGTTTGTCGATCAGTTTTTTGAGCATTAAAAAAGGAGCAACGCTGTGCTCCAATGATACTGTAGTATATAGTTTGTGTCAAGAGGGTGATGGTGCGTCATCTTCATCATCACTAGTCAAAGCAAGCATTACAAAGAAAGGGGTGATGATGAAGATAAGTGTTTGAAGTAATGTCCAATCATATGTCATGCATTTGGAGCATAGATAGGAGTCATTATACCACCATCTGGTGGACCGTCATTGTCATCTACATCCTCACTCAGTAGGGCGGCAAATATAAACCCTCCTATGAGAGATGCTGAAATGATTAACACGTCGTTCACCACAAACCTGGGATAATTTGCCCAGTAGTTGCGTATGAACCGATTGCAGCGATCACTCCGATCATTGCTGCCCAACCATTAATACGTTCTGCTTTTTCGTTCATGAGTTTTCTCCAAGTGTAAGATAGAATTTTGTGTTATCTGTAGGTGAGTTCTCATAAGATGAGATGTCACCATAAGTCTTGTGATCTTTGTATCCAACCATTCGTCCCTTCGTGTTCTGAAGGGCAGGCATAAATGCAATAAAGAAGAATACTCCTGGAGCTCCAACCAAAAGAGCACCGCCAATCACATAATAAGTTAGAATTTCAAGAAGGGAGTTTTCCATCAGGTGTCAATAAAATGTTTTTCTAGTACTTCAATACGTTCTTCTTCGTGTGCAATGATATCAAGTTGATCTTGAATAGCACCGAGAACATCCGGGTGTTCACCAATACCAACTGGTTGGTTTAGATAAACTTCTATGTTTGCTTTTGCTTTGGCAATATTACCAACAGCATCAGCACGAAGTGCTTCAAGGATTTTAGGGCGAAGGTTATTAGACATCAGTAAAGTTCCTCTTCTTTTTCAGTTTCGGCTACTACATCACTAGTGGGATAGGATACACAAAGAAGTGCAAATCCCTCTTCAATTTGATCATCGTCAAGAAATGACTGATCACTTTGATCGATAGTTCCACTAACAATTTTACCAGCACAGGAAGAACACGCACCTGCACGACAAGAATAGGGAAGATCGATACCTTGTTCTTCTGCTGCATCTAAAATATACTGATCACTTTCTACGGTGACAGTATTCTCTGTGCCATCAGGAGAGCGAAGAGTAACGTTAAAGGACATTTCTTTTTAATCGAATGTAATGATTATATAGATTTATTGATACCTAGTCAAGTATCAATAAGTTTCCGCTAGTTGTTCAACGGTATATCCTAACAAACAGAAGAATGAAACTGTTGTCAGTGTGAAGATAACTTCAGTCATCAGAATCCGAAGATACCAAAGAAAAATACACTGCCGCTAGTAGCGTAGCTGATGATAGCAGCAACAAATCCAAGCATAGCAGTGCGTCCATTCAACTTCTCCGCTTTTTCAGCGTAAGTTTCATAGCCGTAACGCTCTGCGTCGGTTTTAGAAATATACATCTGAGGTTCTTTCGCAAAAAGATTTTGCTGTCCAAATTCGTTCGTCGTTACAGTCATTTACTTTATGTTGCAAATCTTTACATATTATATAGTAAAAAAGGAACCCTGTCAAGGGTTCCTGTGTAGTGATTTATACTTAGTAGTCGTCTCCTTCAAGGATATCCTGACATTTCTCAGGGTTCTTTTCACAAAATTGTCTCACAT